CGCAGGCAGCCAACTGGGCTGGCAACACATCGGAAGTGATCTGGAAGCATTACGCAGCAACGACTGCGGAATATGAGATGCCCGTGCTGTAAGGCGGGCAACTTAGAGCAACTGCTCGGCCACCATGACGCCAGAGGAACTTGCGGGCCTAGCCATTGCCTTACTGGCTGGCTCCGAGCTGCTCAGCTACATCCCTGGCGTCAAGGCCAACGGTTGGGTGCAGCTGGTGCTCGCGGCCCTTCGGGGTATCGCAGCCGCTGCTCAGGTTGAGCAAAACAACAAGCGCAAGCGCCGCTGAGCCATGGTCGAAATCGTCGCTGCTTTGGCAGGTGCTGTCCTTGCCATTGGGGCAGGCGGCGTTGGTTCCTTTATGCGCAAAGACGAGGAAGCCTCAAAGGCTGTGATCCGCCTGACCGCCGCTGTGGAGCACATTGCTGGTGAAGTCAGCCTGCTGCGCACAGAGATCAAGGAAGACCGGCAAGAGCTATACCCCCGCCTGAATGCGATTGAACAGCGGCTCGCTGTGCTGGAGACCAAGATATGAGCATCATTCAGCTGCGCGATGCGGCCAAGCACTTCAAGCAGCTGCCTCATCAACTTGCCGCTTGGGATTGGCTGCAGGAACACCTAGACGCTGACACGCTCAAGCAGTTCGCGGAGCTGTATCGCGCTGATCCGGCGATTAAGCAACCGCTGCCGCCGAGCTGGCTGGCACCCGCTCTGAAGACCATCCGCGAGTTTGAAGGTTGCAAGCTGGAGGCCTATCGCTGCCCAGCTGGTGTGCCCACCATCGGTTGGGGCACCACACGGCTGATGGATACGCCGGTGCGCATGGGCGACAAGATCAGTCAGGCCCTAGCGGATGAGCTGCTGCAAAACGAGGTAGAGAACCTCTTCGGCCCTGGCGTGCTGCACCTGCTGCCGCTGGCCAAGCAGTGGAAGCCCAATCAGGTCGCGGCCATCATCAGCTTTGCCTACAACCTCGGCCTTGGCGCTTTAGAAGATTCCACGCTGCGTAAGCGGCTGTTGGCTGGTGAAGACCCCTGCATTGTCGTGCGGGAAGAACTGCCGCGCTGGGTGCATGCCGGCGAAGCTGTGCTGGCCGGGCTAGAGCGGCGACGCGCTGCGGAGGTGGCCCTGTTCTGCGGTGATCAGCGTTTGGGCGTGCCTGCACAGCAGAAGCCCAACACACCGTTGAAGGTGCCCTACTACAGCCAACGCGATTCCACGGTGGCGGGCCAGGCCAACCGGATGTGCTTCTCCAGCAGTTGCGCCATGCTCGTGTCGTTCCTGCGGCCGGGTGCGATTACGGGCGCAGCCGCTGACGATCAATACCTCAAAACGGTGCAGCGCTTTGGCGATACCACCGACGTGAATGCCCAGCTCAAGGCTTTAGAGCACTACGGCATCAAGGCCCGCTTCAAGCAGGACGCCGGCTGGGATGACCTGCAACAACAGCTGAGCAGATCTGTTCCAGTGCCTTGTGGCTTCCTGCATCACGGCAGCAGCAGCGCCCCTTCGGGTGGGGGGCATTGGCTCACGGTGATTGGTCTGACCTCAGGCCATGTGCTGGTCAATGATCCCTTCGGGGAAATGGATGTGGTGCGGGGCACCTACCTGAATAGCAAAGGAGCTGGCCTGGCCTACAGCCGTAAAAACTGGGGGCCTCGCTGGTTAGTTGAAGGTCCACGCTCCGGTTGGTGCATCATCGCTGAACCATGAACAACGTGAACATCAGCCAGCGCATTCAACCTGGCCTATGGAAGGTCCACCGCCGTGACACCGGCGTGGTGGTTTGGATGGCGATGGCCAATGGCATCACCTATCTGAGCTACCACGAAGAGCAAACGCGCCTTTGGCTCAGCCGTGAGCTTGATGATCCCGAGCCTCTTGATGCGGCATAAAAAAGCCTCCGGCTAACTGGAGGCTTGCCTGAACATTCTCTTTAGTTTGCCTGTTTATGATCCCTTAAGCCTTTGGCGACCATCATGCACTCAAACATCACCTCAGCTTGCCAGCGTTGACGGTGTTCAGTGCAATAACCCAAACCACAGACGCGCCACTTGATTCCATCTTTTGTCGTGACCTGATTGATGACAGGTTCACTCACAGGAATACTTAGCTCAACCTTCTAGGTTCCCGTTATGGCATGGGGAGAGTGGATGGTTCCCCAGCCAGGGCCAGAGCACTTGCTGACGCTGGAGCGTCAGAAGCGAGCGGTTGAAGGGTATGACCTGATGCAGGCCCAACAGATGCTGCTCAAGCTCTGTCAGCTGACGATGCACCAGGACCTGATCATTCGCGGTGCTACGCGACGGATCGCAGAGCTTGAATGCACTCTTTCCCTTGTAGACCACCAAGGCGAAGCCGCAGGCTGATCAAGGCGCGGTCGTGCATTTGCTGCGTGGCCTGACGACTGCTCTTGAGTTCCTGGCCGATTTGGATGAAGGGCTTGGGTTGGTCTTGGCCGCTTAAGTAGCGCTGCTTGATCACCTGCTGATGTGTTGGCGTCAGTTCCGCAATGGCTTCATACAAAGCCTCGGTAAACGGGGTCAGCTCATCGGTTGTGTCTTGCAGGCTTTTAGGGTCAGCGACCACTTCGATGAAGTCGTTGTGGTTTTCGTTGCTGCCCATCCGCTGATCCAGGCTCAGGATTCCAGCGTTGTGGTTGAGATAGCCCACGAGCGTGCGTTTGGCCACCTTGCAGTGCTTAGCGACATCCTCTAATGGCGGCAGCTTGCCACTATCCCGCATGTGTTCTTGCATGTAGTCCATGGCCTTGCGGATCGTGTCGTTTGCCTGCATCGGCAAGTGAATGATGCGGCTGTGGCGATTGATCGCTCGTGTGATGCCTTGCCGGATCCACCAGTAGCTGTAGGTCGAAAACTTGTAGCCAAGGCCTGGGTCAAACTTGATGATCGCCGTGTCCAAGCCAACAAGACCCTCTTGGATGAGATCATCCAGAGCGAGGGTGCCGCTATAGCGGTGGTACTTGCCAGCGACGTTAACGGCAAGACGAATGTTGGATAGAAAGAAGCGCTCTCGTGCCCGCTTGCCACGAGCGATCACTGCTTTCTGCCTACGGCCTGGGCGTTTGACATTCAAGAGTGCCTGCCACTCCTGCACGTGTCGTGCAAGGGTGATTTCTTCGGCTGGTGTCAGCAGTGGGTAGCGATGCGACTGCTTAATGATCCAATCAACGGAGGTGCCAGGCGATGCCATCGGCAGCAATAAGGGAGAAAAGTGGCTAGGCTTTGGCTTCGTCTTTTCAAATTGACGAAGCGTCCGTAGCGGCCGGCTGCGGTGAGGCTGGCACCGCGTGAGGACCAGCCACCGGCCACCCTCTTCTGTTCAGACCGTGGCCAAAGTCACGGTGTGTTCTTGGTCCTGGTACTTGCCAGCGCGGTCTTGATAGCTGACCGAGCAGGGGTCACCTTCAAAGAACAGCAGCTGACAGATGCCCTCGTTGGCATAGAGCTTGCAGTCAGCACCGGAGGAGTTGCTGAACTCCAAGGTGAGGTGACCGCGCCAGCCGGCTTCGGCAGGTGTCATGTTGGCGATCACACCCATGCGGGCATAGGTGGACTTGCCCAAGCAGATCACCGTCACGTTGGGCGGCACACTCAGTTTTTCCAGGGCAACGCCAAGGCCGTAGCTGTGGGCCGGCAGCACGAAGTAGCGGCCCCGCTCGTCACCCTGCAAATCCACATTGCGCAGATTGTCAGGGTTGAAGGCCTTGGGGTCCATGATCGTGCCAGGCACATGCTGGAACACACGGAAATCAGCAGGGCTCAGGCGGATGTCGTAGCCGTAGGAGCTGCAGCCGTAGCTGAGCACTTTGTTGCTGCCGAGCTGGCGGATCAGGTTGGGTTCAAAGGGCTCGATCATGCCCGCATCAGCGCGGACACGAATCCAGTGGTCGGCTTTGATCACAGCTGCTCCCCGCGTGCTTTCTTGGCCAACACCCAAGCGGCAAACGCCACGATCAAGCTGGCGGTCTGATTGTTGATTGGTGCGGCATGCGGGTAGCTGTCACGCCACCACTCAGCCAGCAGATCTTCAAGCGTCGGCGTTGTCGTCGTCATTGGTTTGAGTGAGGAGACCGGTGTAGGTGGATTTGAGCGGGTTGCCGTTGGGGAGATCAGCGCGGCCGCTGGCTTCGTAGGCAGCGTCTAGACGGTCTTGCCGTGCCTGCTGCTCAATCGGGTTGCAGTCGGGGTTCATCAGAACGGAATCTCCCCAGAGACGACGCGCTCTTCTGATTCAGTAAGACCTTGGTTCAGCCACTTCGTTGAAGCAGGGTTGATGGTTCCGAAGTCACCGTCACGACCCTCTTTGCCTTTACCGTTGATATAGAAGCCTTCGACTTCTACTTCAGCCTTTTTGTCGTAGTCCCAAATCTTGCTCGTCTTCTGCCTATCAGAATCGTCAGCGCTGTTCAGGATGTACTGAGCGAAGGCATAGGCCGATTCGCGTGGCACAAACAGCGTCAGTGAACGTGGCTGCTTGCCGCCGTTGTCATAGCGATTTTCTCCAGTGCTCCATTTGACGGGCTTGGGGAATGCAGCCTTGAAATCAGAAGAAGCCATGAATCAGTTGATGGTGGGAAGGTTGAAGTAACGGCGCAAGGCGTCATGCACCGCGCCGCTAGGGGTGAGCTGATGCTCATGGGCGTGCTGGCGGATCAGATCCATCACGTCCGGCCAGAGGTGGGCGCAGACGGCCACGCTTTTGGTGCTGCGGGCGTACCGCCGCCTAGGCGTTACCGGCTTGCGTTCGCTAGCGCTAGTCATCAAGGGCACACCAGAGGTAGGGCGTGTTGCGGTGGGCATAGAAATCAACAGGGGC